GTGTAATTGCACGTTTAGTTGCATCTTGGATTTTTGGCAAATCCTCGTGCTCCATAACTGGCTGCCACTTATCTTTAATTTCTTCTGATAAAAACATTTTCTGTTTCTCCTATTATTAAATATAAATGATGGTTAAGCACCTAAAATGCTTGGTTCCCTTGATTGTGAAAGTGAAGCCATAACCTTCTTCATTGCATCAGTCATCACTCCGTCAGAGGAATCGCTTGAGCCCTCTTCTGCAATTACTTCTTCTTTCTCCGCCTCTGAAGGAAAGTAAGTGTCCTTCAAAGTATTAAGTTTTTCAGCATAAGTCTTAGCATCATCATACTCAACACCTTCAGCAAGAGTTTTCATCTTTGCTTTTTGCGTTTCGGTTAAATCTTCTGTAACTTCTCTGAAAATCTTTTCAGCGGTCGCATCGGCTAGTTGCCCTTTTGCTTCAATGTTTTTATTCATCTCTGCATCAAGAGTTTCCTTAAGGTCTTTAATCTCCTTAGCCTGTTCGTCAATTACATTGTACTTCTCGTTAGGGATTTCAATGTAATTTTCTGCAAACAACTTCTGCATACCACTAACAAAACCCTCTAGGATTTCGTTTTTCTGCTTGTGTTCAATTGCGTGTACATTTTCCTCAATATACTCGGTAACCATATAGTCTAAGTAACCATCTAGTTTCTCTGTAATATCAGCAAGTGTATCGGCAGTCTGTTTAGCCAAATTCTCTTCCATCTTCTCTTCGATTTTGGAAAGATTTTCTTTGACTTTGGCTTTCACCGCAGTTTCAAATACAAGTGTAGTACGTGCTTTGAAATCTTCAGTTAACTCTTGACCATCAAACAATGCGTTAACATCATCGGTCACATCAACTTCAATTTCAACTTCTTCCTTTTTAGTCTTGGCAGATTTAGTTGCTTTTTCTTCTACTTCATCGTCCTCGTCCTCGTCTGCTTCATCTCCATCGGCTTCGTCCGTAGACTTAACCTTTTTAGATTCATCTTTGTCCTCATCTTCATCTTCATCTTCAAGGACATCAACTTCTCCAGCACCATCAACCTTTTTCTTTTTCTTCTTCAAAGGTGTGGCTTTCGGTGATTCGGCTTCTGAGACATCGGCTTCAGTAATTTCAGATGAGTCAGCAACCATTTCCAGGTCCCCTTTCTCTAAAAGTTCATCAGCCTCTGACACTGTTATAGAAGTATCGGACTTGGCAGTCTCGCCTTTCCAGACTTTCTGCTCTTCATCCAAAACCAACATCTCGCCAGTTTCTGTTTTTAACTTCATCAGGGTTCTCCTAATCCAATTGATTAATCATTAAAATTAGTTTATAAATTCTAATTACTATTATTTATAAAACTAATTACTTTAACAGTTGCATATATCATAGTGATTCTTACAACCTACTTACAAAATCTTCAAAAATCGTTGCTTCCAGCGAGGTAAGTCGCTTTTGACCAGACATTTTCTCAATTTTTGTCTTTAATTCAGCAATCTCTCGCTCTCTGATTGCTCCGTTATCCCATATCCATTCTCTGCCTTCCATAACGCCATTTACAAAGGCATCGGGAGCAGAAGGGTCTGCGACAATATCCGCGGCCGTAGCAAGGTAAAAATCACCTTGTACTTCCTGAATTCCTTTTTTGTTCGCTTTGAGCGAACCCATACCACGAGACGAGACACCAAGTTGGGCTCCCTCTTTGATAAGATTTTTGACAATGTTTCCGTGAGGTGTATCAGTGACTTTCGCTTTGCCGATATAGTTACTGCCGTCTTGATTCAGTTCAGTAATCATATGGGAGACCCTATCTAAATTGATAGTTGGGCCTTCAGGATGTCCTAATTCACCAAATGCACGTTTCTTGTCGATATATTCCTTCGTGTAACGCTTTACTTCTTTCTGCATAATGGCACCAGGATATAGTCTGCCGTTACGATTCTTTACGTCCGCTTGTAGGAATACGCCCTCAATATAGAGGTCTTTTCCGTTTCCCTCTGTTATATACTTAACAGATTCATTAATTTCCGAGATTAGTCTCATTACACGCTCCTCTATTATTTCTTCTTAGTGAACTTGGATTTAACCTTGCCACCATAAACTTTTTGTGCGTTTTTAATTTTGGATTTATTAATACGCATCCATTTCTTTCTTAATTTGATTCGCTTAACTCTATTACCACCCTTTTTGCGGTTAATCTTAGCCTTTAACTTCTGGGCTCGATTCTTGAATTTCCCTCTATCTTTATTCTTTTGGGTCTTTCTCCTTTGTTGTGTGTTCCTCGCTTTGTATTCAGTCAACCACGCTTCTTCTGTAACCGCAGTTTCTTCGTTATTACATAGACAAGGGTCTTCCCCACAAACATCACAAGCGGATTCGATTAACGAATCAATATATCCATTTATAGCATCCATACCCTCGTGTGCTATAAATCGTCCAGTCATCTCTTCATCATCTGGGTCTAGTTTGCCGTCTCCATCTTTATCTAACGGCCCTAGATGCCACATAGCCCATCCTAAAACTGCTTCGGCTTCTAATTCGGCCTTTTCAGAAACAGTTAAAGAATTCCAGCCATCTTCTGACCATTCTACTATGGCTTCATCGTCTTTAATAGATACAGACTCTTCCAAATATTCAGAAAATTTAACTAAACTCATTGCCGGTACACTCGCACGGGTCACACGTACACGGGTCACATTTGCAATTTGGATTATCGCATTTGTTTTCCATTATCGTTCTCCTCTTACGGTTTTCCTTTTTCGCCGTATGCTAAAATATCCATAGCAGACCTAATTCCCTTATAAGCAGTGGCTACAATTGCTACTGCCTCTTTGTCAGCCTTGCTTTTCTTCAAAACCTTTACAAAACTTTCAACCATTTTTTCTGCTTTGGCACCTACAGCAATCTCTTTATCGAATATGTTAAAGCCCTTACCTTCTTCCAACCCCATTTTCTTTGGGGTAGACGTTAGAAAATCAACCACCTCTTTTTGGTAGTCTTTACTCATCTTCGCTGTCCCATTCCTTTTCGATTTCAGCAAAAAACTTCTTCTTTTGTGCATCATCTAATTGGGAAGGGCTTTTTACTTTGTACTTCGCAAGTTTGGCATTAAAAAATTTCTGATATGCTTCCTTAGAACCTTCTTTAACTTTTAGTCCTTTTGGAATAAACGCTTCTTCCTTATCATCTTCATCATCGTCATCGCCGTCTTTTGCTTTCTTGGCCGCGATGGCTTTCTTTAATGCTGGTGGAAGTTCGCCTTCGTGAACGTGTTCTTTATCACCATCTGGATGAGAATGGGTAGTGCCGTCATCGTGAGTATGCTCTATATCCTCTCCATCCTTACCTTCTTCAACTTTTTGAAACATAGTCTTAGAAAGATTGGCTTTAATATCCGATACTTTAGTGGCGATTCTACTACCGATTTCAGTAGTCAACAACGCTTTAAAGTCTGTCGGCTTCTTGTCTCGTGCGTATTGCACAAGTTTTTCTAAATTTTCATTTGGCATAATATTCTATCTCCTAGTAATAATCGTCAGAGCCGCCTTCGCCATCTTCACCATCTGAGGATGTTTGGGCTTCACGCTCTTTATCCATTTGTTTGTCTAACATATCAATATCTTCTTCAGTCTGCATTAAGATATTCTTTCGTACCCAATCGACAGAGTAATAGCGTCCAATCATTTCTCCACTTGATATAGTATCAAGCATTTCAATTCTGGATGTCATCATCTCAAGTTTCTTGAGTTCTGTAAAATATCCATCGTCTTCAAAGATAAAATTAATATTCTCTTTGTAGACGTTCCATTCACCCTTGTCAATAATCTGCTTTGCCAAGAGTTGCGTTCTCAATAGCGAATACAACAAATCGGAGAATCGTTTACGTAGTTTCGTTACGTATTTCGTAAACTTAATTTCATCCCTTGTTATCTCACCCGCTCTAGAGAAACTCCAGGTACTTTCTGTATCCATCCTACTAGACGGAACGTGGAGTGCCTGATATACTTTCCTCTGAAAATATGCTACATCATCCATATCACCAAGATTTTGTCCACCTGGCAATGTTTCTACTTCAGTTCCTCTGCCACCCTCTTTTCGTGGGAGCCAGAAGTCTTCCATCATAGACATTGTATCTTTCCCGTCTGCTACAGTACCCGTAGAAGCATCATAAACCATTTTATTCTTAAACTTGTTCATAATGTTTCGTAGATATTGTTCTGCTTTAGTCTTAGGCAGATTTCCAACGTCTATATAGAACACCCGTCTTTCAGGTGCTCTCGTAATTCTGTAAATAACCATTGAGTCTTCCAACATTCTCAATTGGTTAATTGGTTTCATTGCTTTATGAAGATAAGATAACGTAACTTCTTTTTCGCTATCAAATAATCCAGAGTCAGCAGTCGCTACTGCCTCTAATGCAACTTTAAGGGTTTGAGTAACTCCTCTACTCTCTTTTGAATATAACCAATATTCATCAACCCCAGTAACAACTTCGATTCCATCGGAATCTTTTTCCTTTAGAACCTCTTTAATCTTCTTGATATTCTGGCCATCAATGTATCGTAATTCTTTGATGCCCTTTTTAAGATTATCGTTATCAAAAATGATATGATAATGAATTGCTCCATCTTCGTACCATCGTCTGAAAATATCAGGTCCTGCTTGATTAAACTCCAATTTCTTAGAGATAATCGTAAATTCTTCTGCAATCATATCCTTGATATTCTTAGGTACATCAACTGTATCTAATTTATCAAGATAAATGGTAACTGGGTCCTTATAGGGGTCCAGCACCACTGCTTCGTTAACTATATCATCAATCGCTGATTCGGCCTCAGGCTGTCTCGCTACTGCACGATATTTTCCAATTAACTCTTGCTGTGTTATAAACGCAGTGTCGAAATTGATAGAGAAGGCGTTTATGCCTCCTCCATCAATCACGGTAGAACCATCGTCTAAGTTTGGTGCGACAAAGGATTTTGTTCCTTTCTCCACCACGTTAGAGCCAATCTTTTTCTCTATCTTATAACCAAATAGTTCCATATCACTTTACTTTGTTAGTTAAGTTAGTATTATTATGTATATTTATACGCTTAAATAACAAATCGTTTACGCCAATACTGCTACGTCATTAGCATCGATTCCGCCATCATCCCAAGAAATACTGAAAGTAACAGTATATTCTTGAATTGTATCAACAGTTTCCCAAGAAAGTTCGACTGAACCGATTTCGCTAGGCCATCCATACACATTTGCTCTGTGTGTAGATGGTGTGCCATCACGATTATACGGCTGAATCTCGATTTTCTTATGGGCTGTCGCTACGCCAGCGGTTGATGTCATTGAACTAAAGCCAGTAATAGCAGCCTGCCAATTCAACAAAGCGGTACGCATTACGTAACCCTCGTCTTGGATAATAGTTGCTGTCCAATCCGCGAATGTTCTGTCACCAGGAACCTTAAGTTTCCGGTTCTGATAAGGTACCTCTACCATTCCAACAGTAGTTGCTGGAAGACTAGCGGCCTTAACAAACATATGTGAATCTATACCTGCAATATTTACCTCAAACAGATTAGGTCTTGCGTAGTCACCTGAATATTGGGAATTAAACGTGTTTACATTAAAATGTGCCATTTTTTATCTCCCTTTATACTTGACCAACGACTTCAGCAAAATCAACACCCGTTTTCGTTGCTACGAAATTAAGCGTGATAAAGTTGATAGACTTGGATGGTTTAAGAAAAATACTCGCAATAAACTGATTCGAGTCAATGACTTCAGGTGTGTTGTTTTCAGCATCACATTGAACGTAAAAATCATACATTCCCTGTCTCGCTTTGATTCCCTCAAGATATGGATTAACCATATTCAAGAAATTCTTACGAGTGAATTCGTTATTGAATTCAAACAAGAAGTATTTTGCGGATATTGATATCGCTTTCTCAAGAATAATGAATAGTCGCCTAACATTAATTCTGTCAAATGCACTTGGCTTAGTCAACAGAGTTCTGTCTCCCCAAAGCACTGTGCCTTGACCTGGGAAAGTTACAATCGGATTGATACCGTTAGGTAGCATATACAATTGGTCTCTGTGGGCTAGAGTCGGTTGATAAGCAAGTTTTACAACGCCTTTAATCTGACCTCGATTAAGACCACCTGGACTCCACCAAGCATCTCTTACGCTATCAGTATGAGCCATCAATCCTGCTACGTCACCACTGAAACCAATCCAGCGATATGTGTCAGAATAGACATCATAAACATACTTGTAATTACCATCGAGAGTACCGTAAGACGATGCACTGTTAAATGCAACATCAGTTCTCCAAGCGATTACATTGTTAACAGCGTTTGTGGCGCCACCAACATTTACAACCGTCTCTTTTGGAGGTGATATAATTGCGATACAATCTTTTCTGATT